ATTTCCTCCTCCAGCACTGTACTGAAAAGTTGATCCAGTAACATGACCAGCATAAGGATGCGTGTGTCCAGAATCCGTAGAAGTAGCTGTGTGAGTGTGGCTAACAGTAATTGCATTTGAACTACCGCCGGTATCGCCGCCTACGTATGTTTTACTTGCCGTTCCAGTTCCCGTACCGTTGCCGGTTGATGTAAACACAGTGCCAACCGTATTGTTAGCCGCGCCAAATTGCGTGAAGTCCGTTGTGCCAGCAGAAACAATCGTGTACTTGGAGCCAATTGCAAGATTACCTATTGGCTGTCCGCTAATCGTAATTGACCCGGTGGACATGCTTTGGTTCAAGGTGTACGTACCAGCACCACCTGTACCCGTACCCAGCGCCGTAATGTACGTGCCAACAGTAATACCTGAGCCAGTAATGTACGAACCCACAGCCAAAGCACCTGATGTAACAGCGGTTACTGTCAAAATGTTTGAGGCGACAGAACCAGTAACAACTGCGTTTATTGCTGAGCCTACTGTAACTGTGTCTGTTACACCGTTACCAACCATAACTCTACCCGCGCCAAACGCAGTCCATGTCCCAAATCCCAGAGATGTCCCGGGGTTTGTACTGGATGTGCTGGAGTAAATAGCGCCAACAGGGAATACCAGACTGCCAATAAGCACAGCAAGGGCTGATAAAGAGCCAACACCTGTTCCGCCATTAGAGACTGGGAGCGAGCCAATGTAATCAGCCAACACCGCCGTTCCTGTGCCTGAGCCTACGCCTGTCGCAATAAAAGCTGTCCCGGTTAAGGGTTGGCCTGTAATTGTTGTAGAGCCTGCGGTCATGCTCTGGTTCAGGTTGTATGTGCCTACCCCGCCTGTGCCTGTACCCAAAGACACAATGTACGTGCCAGTGGTTACGTTCGTTCCTGTGATGTACGTGCCAATTGCCAAGGCTCCAGAAGAAACCGCCGACACAGTGAGAACCGTTGTTGCAACCGCGCCTGTAACAACCGCAGTAGATGCCGCGCCTATCGCGACAAAGTTTGTTGTCCCCAAACTACTGACGGTGTAAGCCGTGCCAATAACAAAACTACCCGCAGTAACCGTAGTTGCATCAGACAGATTTAAATAATCAAAAGACGTGTCTGTGCCGTCCGACTTTAAGTATCTGTTTGGAACTTTGGTGGTTGCAGTACCTGTCCCAGAGCCAACGCCTGTGGCTACAAAGGTGACCCCAACAGTGTTAGATGCTGCGCCAATTGATGTCCATGTTGTGTCGCCGACAGTCAAAATGGTATACGTAGCGCCAACAACAAAACTTCCAGCCGTTACCGTGGATGTCTGCGCTGGGGCCAGAGCGTTGAACGCTGCGTTGGCTGTGGTCTGACCTGTGCCGCCGTTGGCGATGGGCAACGTCCCCGTTAAGTTTGATGCTTGTACTTCATAGAAATTAAGCCCGTCAGACCAAACCATGACTTTACTGCCGTTGGTAATTGAAACGCCTATTCCGTTTGGCGCTGATGGAGGAGATGTTCCGCCAATAACCGCAGAGTTGTAGATGGTGATGGTGTAGCCAGAGTTGTTCCAGATGATGTACTGTTTAGACACTGGCGGGGCGTAGATGGCAGAGGCTGCTGCTGCGGTGTTGAACTTCAACATGGCGTACACAGATTGGTTCAAGTTGGCTGTAGACGATGGCCCGTTTACATAGGTCAGGGCTTGGGCGGTCGAAGACACCGATACCGCCTGATACCCAGCGATGGCTGTGTCCAGAACGTATGCCAGATTGCTGTCGGTGGTTGCGCCCCACGCACCGGCTTGGTCGCCAGAGCCAATCAGTTCGATACGAAGACTTGATGAATATGAGCTGCTCATAGCAATCCTTTACTTAAAAAACTACCAATCATTCAACACACGCATTCCCAAAAGATCGCCACGTGCGCGGGTCAAAAACGCCAGTGGCGTAATTTGGAGCGGGTTCATTAAAAATCAAAAACACGTCGCCTGACAACGCAATGCGCCGATTATCCCCTATATCTCCCATTTTTACTGTGCCATGATGAAGATGGCTTGGGAAAACCAGTAGCTGCGCTTCTTCAACAAGTATGATTGATTGATTGGTATTGAGCGCATTGCGTTCGAGGATCAGTGAACGCTGCCGATTAGCGCCCTCTGAAAACGCGCCGTAATACGGCTCGTTCGGCGAGTTTTGTATTTGGAATGCAATTGCATCAGCTTCTTTAGGCATGTTCATGTAGTAGACGAACGATAGGTGGCTAGTGCCGTGTGCGTGTGTAGGAGTCGCGGTTTGGTTGTCAGTAACACTGATCCACGTTTTTATAACATGTATATCAATCCGCGATCTATCATAAGCCAACTGATCCAAATAGCTTGCTATACATTGCGACACAAATTCAAAAAATGGTCTAAATGCCTCGTCGGTGTGCAAGTACACTTTTCCTGAACTTTCGCCAGAAATTAGACCTTGACCACTTTCGTGTGTAATACAGTGTTCGGGCATTCGGTCAAAAAACACACGCTTGTAATCCTCGTGCTTATCGCTTTTAAAAGATGCAACAGCAACTGGAAACATATAAAATAACGAACAGTTCATAAGGTTTTCTTCTTGCAAAACAGAAAATAAACAAACACTCCAATTAAATCTATTTCGTTCCAATTATCAGAGGTTGTATACCTTGCTGGTTTTGCGTGGTGATTATTGTGAAACGCAGCGCCATTCCACCCTAACATTAAGTTTACCCAATGGTTATTGGTTGAAGCGTCAGCAGTGTTATATCGTCGGTATCCTTTGTTATGACAAAACACTGTTATTAAACCTATTGCCGCAAACGCATACACATGGGGTATAAGTATTGCATATATCAATATTTTTATACTAAACAGCCCAATCAAAAATGCAGTACCAAAATAAATTAGTAGGTAATGCGCTGATATAAATTTTAACCAAGGGTCTCGCATAAGGCGTTTTACCACGCCTTGGTCAACCGAGTTACTAAAATTTTTTGATACCCAAAACCATGATTGCCAAGGAGTTAATGCGGGATGCGGGTCTTTGTTCGTGTCTGAATATTTATGGTGCGTGATATGCGTTGCAGCAATCCCAATTGGGTGACCAAACAAGTTGTATATTGATAGAATAACGCACACTCTTTGTACCCATAACGGCATTTCAAACGACCTATGACATAGGTAACGGTGGCAGTAAAGCTCTTGCCCAACCCAAAAAAAAGCAATAATGCACGCGGCACTTAACAAAAGCCATTTTGCGTCCCATATCAGAACCAAACCACAGATAGCACCAGTATGCGCTATTAACATAGTCAGTCGAAGTTTTGTAAATTCAGAAAATCTGATCATGAAAGTGCTTCCATTACACGTTCGTAAGGAGTTGTAATAAAAGAAAGAGATAAAACTCTCCGCACCTTACCGGGTATTAGTTCCACCCCGTGTGGTTTGCTTACATCAAGAACCCACGCCTCCCCATCCTTGGCAACAAAACTTCCTATTTCTTCGATAGCCCCGCCCGCGCCGTACTCATAAAAGCAAGTTCGCTCGCCATTTGTATTGCTGTAAAAATTAACTGTGGTGAGGCGTACAAAATCAATGTGCGGCGCAAGCATAGAATTTTCCTCTTGCGAGGCTCGTATATCCATCACCCATAGCTTTGGCTCTTCAAGCAGTAACAATTTTTTTGGTAACTGCGACAATATATACTCTTTGTCTTTTTCTTGAGCATCATATATCCGGTTAGGAACGGAGGTAAACAATTTTTGCCGACGCAGCGCAATGCCATACTTTTGTGGTTTTAAATATTCTCCGTTGCATAAAAGTTTTTCCACCGCCAAAAACACATTTTTGGTGTCTATAGTAAGAGGAAACGGCGCAAACATGATGGCTTTTAATTATGAAAAATAAACCCTAAGCAATCAGTATCTGCAACAACTATTTTTGCCCCAGATTTAAAATAAACCTGTCTCATTTTTTGTATTTTGGCCCCAGAAACATCAAGTACCCCCTCCGCCAAATATAACTTGGTTTTTTGCTCAACAACCATGCTTCCCCCCGCAAACATTTTAAAGAGTGAAATGGGTGGTAGTTGTGGGTTGCGGGTTTCGTTAAGATGCGTAGAAAAACAAATATGCTCACTAGACACATCTACATGAATATCGTGAAGTCCAACAGCAATGTTTTCGACAAGATTGCACCAACCCGGAACGCGGATTGTTTTTTCCCCTGTAGCTTGCTCGGTATACGTTTGCTGACCAGAAATATGTAGCCACACATACTCACTTCCGTTAACTGTAGCAACGCCATTTGCACTTACTGCGGAAACATTCATGACGTTATTGGCTCCGACAGAAATATCCTGTATAATCTCTCCTGCGTTAATTTTACATCGCACTAAAACATAGCCAAATGCTGGGTACGCTGAAAACTCCATAGTTATACCTCGGTAATGGTTTGTTCATCTATTAATAATTGCTGTTCGTGTTCCGCTGCGGCCCTAATCACCCAATAAGAATCAAACACTGCTTGAAAGGCATCTAAACTCGTAATTTGAATATTGCTTATCATTTTCCCGGTGACTATATCTTGAATTTCAATTTCGCCGTTAGTCCCGTACCACTGAACTGCATGTATTTCTGGCGCTACGGATACCATAGTGACTCCGTTAAATCCAACCCCATCAACAGCGCAAAAAGTGTCACTTGGAATAATTATTGCTCTCATAGGTGTTGTCATTACTTAACCTCCAATAGTGAGTTTTTTACTGCCGCCAGTAGTATTTGTTGCGAATTCTCGTTAGTTTTAACCATTTCATTTCTGAATGACTCAACTGCTGACCCTGTAGACCGTTGTTGTTGGCTGTTTTCAATCAACAACACAGGTAACCAAGCTATAGCGCACGCCCATTCATCAACCTCTTTCCCCGTGTTAGGGTTGCTACCTCTTACTTGGGTAAACCATGCACATTGAAGACCAACGCAATCTTTTTTAAGCAGGGGACAAAAGTTTCCGTTTTTTAATTCCACAATTTAATCCTTCGTAGCAATTATGACATCGACGTATTGCACAGCAAGGTTGATTGCTGTGCCAGTAAATGTATGATTGTGAGAACCGCCGCCACCAGTTGAACTTGTTACAGCACCGCCTGCGTCGGCTGCTCTGCGTGATGCTCCGCCTTTTGTAGTTTGAAGTCCAGCCGTATTTGTACCAGCTAAATGGTTGTGGCTAGGAATTTGAGCGGTAGATAGCGTTGTATCTCCTACAGTACCCGCAACAGCTTGCGAGGCAAATGCTGTAGTAAAAGCAACACTGCCACCACTGCTTGCAGTTCCAGAAACAACTCGTAACGCTTTATCATTATGCGTAGTAGATTTTGTCCATCCTGTTGGGGCTGCTGTTTGAGCAAACAGCATAGCCGTTCCAGATGCAAAAGAGGCGGCGGAAATCCATGTGCTTCCATTTGAAGTTAAAACATTACCGCTTGTACCCGGTGCAACAAATTGCGGAGACGACGTCCCATTTCCAAGAAGCACGTTGTTGGCCGTTAAAGTTGTTGCACCTGTACCGCCGGAAGCCACTGCGATGGTTGTAGCCCCCCAAATGCCTGAATTAATTGTGCCTAACGCACTAACATTACCGGATGCGTCTAAATTTACAGATTTTCCAGCGGGGTATGTAACAAATACATCTTTTATTCCGGCAGAAAAATTTAATGCTGATGGCTGTGTACCAGAGCTATTAGATAAAACAGTTGTTCTGGCAAGCGTCGTACCAGAGGATGTGTATGTGCCGATCCCAACTTCCCACTCGGAAGTGCCTTGCCCAGCAATTGTGTAGTACGTGGTGTTGCCATCGCCAACAACCGCAAATGATTGAAAGCCCGTCACGGCTCCAGCAAGCGTGACTGTACCTGTACCAGCGGTGGTGGTAGTTTCCCTAACTCTGTCAGCTAAAACCAATGCCATTTTTTACTCTCAGGTTGTCCCAATCTTTGTCCAAGTATTGGGGTTGCTGGTGTTGATCTCCGCCCAATCAGCGGACTCTGCGGTGTTTATAGTTGCCCAGCTCACAGTTTGTGCAGCGTTGATTGTCGCCCAAGTTGTGCTTTCTGAGGTATCTATATTTACCCACGCTGCGGTTTGGCTGTCGTTGATGAGTTCCCACAAAAACCGGGCAAAGAACGAATCCGATGCCGTGATAGTTTCTTGGATGGCGCACAGGAAGACCTGAGTTACCACCGCCCCGTCAATAACTGAGCCAAACTCTTCAAGCAGCACCGCAAAAGTGGCAGCAGCATTAAACGCATCTGTTGCCACGGAAGACTCAGTTATGTTGCCAAAGAACAGGAATGAGCCAGCTACAGAATCCGTGGCGGTTGCAGACTCGCTTACATCCGCAGGGAAGGCAAACGAACTAGACACCGTCTCTGTCGCTGTCGCTGATTCTGCAATCTGAGCTAAATAGACCGGTGTTGCCGAATCAGAGTCCGTCGCTGTTGCTGTCTCAGCTACGTTTGTAGCAAAAGTTTGCTTGCTGGAGATTAAATCTGCGGCAGTTGAGGTTTCGCTTACCGCAGTCGGGAACGTGGCGTTGGCTAAAATTAAATCTGTTGCTGTTGATGTTTCCGATACTGCGGAGCCAATGATATATAAAGAAGCTACGCTGTCCGTGGCAGTAGCTGCTTCTGAAACCGTAACACCAAAACTTTGTTTGCCAGAAATTAAATCCGTTGCCGTTACTGTTTCCGCAATCGTAGTGGCAAATGTTTGTATAGCAGAAACTAAGTCTGTAGCAGATGAGTTTTCTGAAATAGCCGCAGCAAAATCTTTTGTGGACGATACAGCGTCCGTGGCGGTAAAAGATTCAGATACCGCGCTTAGAAGTACTGCTGCCGCTGAAATTGCGTCTGTTGCTGTCGATGTCTCAGATACCGCTGCCAGATAGGTCAGAAGTGATGCAACCGCATCAGATGCGGTAGCGGTTTCAGAAATAGAAGAACTAAAAATTAAAGACGAAGATGTGCTATCCGTCGCTGTGGCAGTTTCCGCAATATTTACATTAAATACGTTAAATACGTTACCGTCAAGCGACGAGAACGGGGCTTGTGAGAATGCGGTGAATCCAAACACTCGTCATGCCCCACTCATATCAAGCTGCAACCAACTCAGATTCTGCAAACCAACGCTGCTGGGTGTTTCCAATAGCATCTGTCCACTCAATCAAGTAAGACACGTTGCCGTCTTCATCCATTCGCATCGCAAGCACTGGGCCTTGCGGTACAACACCGGTTAACTTTACGACATCGCCTTTTTTAAATGTTGCCATCATGCGCTCCTATTAACCAGCCAAGCTGAGTGTGTATGTAACGTTCAATGTGTCACCAGACACAACAGAGCGGTCACCGGGGGATGTGAAATCAGAAGCAGAGTACAGAGTACCAGTCGATCCGCTTTTTGTGTTGTCACTGACCAAGAATGCTCCGCCAATAGTTGCTGTGGCATTGATGCTGTAAACAGCAGGGGAGGCAGAGTTGGTAGCCACAGATGGGTTGGCTGTGGTTGGTGTGGCAAACGTACAAGCTGGGCGTGTTGCTTGGCTGTATCCGGTCTCTTCTGTCCAGCTACTGTGTGAAGCCATAGTGTTGCCAGCCGCAGGGCTGTTGGACGCGCCTGAGCCATACAAGCCAATGTACCAAGTGGCGGTGTAGGCACTGCCAAGGAAGTACTTGTTGTTCATATCCTGCAAGCCTACGTTGACGACCAGATTGGGGCATTCAGCTTCCCATTTCAGGTTGCCATCTTTGTCAAAGCACTGCATGGTGTAAACACCCTTGGCAGTAGCTGACTCGCCTGATTGCAAAGTTTTTGTGATTGCGCTACCAGCAGTGTCGGCGGCTTTTGCTTTTTCTATGCTTGACATTTCTTACTCCTTAAACAAGTCGAATGAGTGCGGATGTGCTTGTGTTTGCAGGCATTGCCACAACGAATGTATTTGTTGATGTTTTGTTGTTGCCAAAGTCTAAAACGCAGACTGCGCCGTTGCCCCCAGCTTTGTATATCAACGCACCTCTTGCAGTGATCTGACCTGTCCATGATGGAGAAGTGAAAGTCACATACGTAACGCTGCCAGCCGCTGTTGTTTGAGACGTGACCGTAGTTGTCACGATCTGACCGCCCGCCACATAGTTACCACCAGACGCTTCTCCTGTCGTGGTGTAGGCCGTGGTGGTTTGATCCAGCGTTGCATCGTTGGTGTACAGAGCCAATCGGAACGTATCCGAGGTCAAGTTGATTGACCCGTTTGCCAACCCTGCCCGCAACGTATTGCAAGAGAAGTTTCCTGTGAAAGCCATCAGGTCACCGCCTGTCTAAACTGTCCTGACCTGTAAGCGTCTTGACGCTCCATGCCATCGCCCAGACGTTTCGCCAACGCAAGTGCTTCTTTGAACTTGGTGTCGTACAACGAGATGATGTCTTGCTCACCCTTCATAAAGGTGTACGCCTCTACCAGAGAGCCGTAGAGCAAAACAGAATCAAAGTTGTCACCCAACCATGTTGTGGTTGCTGTGGTGATCGACTGTGGGTAGTAGTAGTAATGCAACTCTACAGAATACGCAGCATCTGGTGTTGGGCCAAGAATGAAGCTCAGTTCATTAGTCACAACGGGGTTTGCATCATTTGTTGTGGTTGGGCCAAACAAAGCATAGTATTTTGGAATCGCTGTGTCTGTTGGTTTTGGGTACGCCTGACGGATAAAGTTCACGTCCTTATTCAGCAAGTATTCGTAGTTACCAAGCGCATCAATAACCGCTATTGAATAAACGGCAAGGAAGTCACTTGGGCATGACAAATACTTGTTGTTGATTGTGGATGTACCCGTCACATTCTTGCGAATGGACGGAAACTGAATCATGTTGTAAATGCGTTGTTCAGCCTGCTCGATGAACCGATTTATCTGGGCCGTTGAAGACTCAGTCGATCCATCAGCAAGATATACAGCGGGGAACTGATTCTCAGTATAGCTTTGTATGCTTGTAACTAGTTGTTGGTAGTTCAATTTGCTACCTCCAAAATTGTAAATTTATCTTTTATTTTTGATCCATTGCGAAGTGCGTATCGTACACCTGTGTGACTTACATTTAAATATTTTGCTGCGTGTGAAACAGATAAAAAAGAACAATTTATTTCTGGGCAAAATACATGTTTTGCCCGTGCTGCGCTTCCAATTGCCGCGACACACTTTCCTCTCTGTGTGGCTTCTGGGCTGTTTGAAAGTTGTTTAAGTTTTTCTATTTGGGTTGCCCGCCAGTCAGTATTTGCCCACTGCCGCTTCAAACGCTCTGATCGCGCCTTGCACGTTTCTACTGATGTAACAACTCCGCGATGGCCTGCGCCTCCTTTGGTAATGTTGTACACAGGAGAAAGTTCTTCTATAAATTTAATTTCAGCCGCGTTCAGTGTTGCCGCATCAAAAGCAGAAAAAACCTCTACAAACTTAAAAGATTCTTTTCCATGCTCAATAATGGCTTTTGTAAGTTTGTATTTTTGCGTGGCTTGGGAATTGGCAGTATTTATGTGCGTCTTCCATCTACGCGCCGCTTTTTGGCGTGTTTGCCCAACATACTGTTCACCAGTAACAGTATTTGTAACAACGTATATGGAGCCGTATCGTGTCACGCCATTGGCCCCCGCGACATCAAGCCTTTGGTAGCCGCACCTGTGCCACGCATTTTGATGCCAGTTGTCTTGGTAGGCGGGTAGTCTTGACTGCGCGTGTTTGCAACAGACACAACTTGTTTGCGCATGGTTTCTTTTGCTGGCTCTTCACCAACAACAACGCTTGGAACTTTTTTGGGTTGTTTGTACTCAGCCATTTTATTTACCCCGTCCGGCACTGCGTTGGTTCATCACCTTCGCCATGTTGCGACCATACTTAAGCATGTCGCTGTTGGTTTTACCACCGGCACGCATTTTTTTAGCCGCAGCATCTGGATGCGCGGATTTCATGCCTTTAGCCATGTGTGCTTTAAGTTCTTTCTTTGTGTCCATGTTTAAACTCCTAAGTTACGCTTACCGTGACTGTACCAAGTTCCACTGCCAAAACCAAATAGTTTGGCGTTAAGTCAGTGTCAAAAAATGAAGCCCCACCCACTGGATTCCAGCCCCATTGGAAGATTCGACTGCCGCCTTCGACTGTACCTGCTCCATTTGGCCCATTCCCAGTGGGAACAAGCTGCAAGCCGTTTGTGCCTGACAAGATGTAACTCCGGTCTGGCCTTGGGTTTCTCAAAGCTTGTGGGTCATCAACCGGCCACATGCCCAACTGCAACTGTGGGTGGTCGGGGTCCCAGCACTCAGGACAAACCAGCAGATCGTACTTCTTTGTCTTGATGATCTCAGTCTTCAAAACCTTCAGTTGGAATCGTTGACCACAACGGTCGCATTCCGCGATTGCGCGTTTGCCTGAAGCAAAACGATTACCCATTAAACCATTCTCCCCTTGGTCTTACCACGAGAAGCAATGCCATCGGCACGGCGGGAAGCGGTCAGGCCACCTTTTTTAAAGGTAGTGTCAGACCCAAATTTACGTTTTTGTGAGGGTGACAGTTCTGCTCGTTCTTTGTCTGTCATTTCAAACAAATTAGGCTGTTTCCTAAAGTTTTTTCTTCCCTGTAACTCAGCAAAATTCTTATCTGCCTGTTCACGCCTACTAAGTTGTCCGGGTGTCATCGCTGCTTTTTGCGCATCTGTCATTTCAGACAAACTTTTTGGGATTGTGTTCATGTAATTTATTAAATTTTCTCTTTCTGCTTTGAATCTAGCAGCACGTTCTTCTTTGATTTCTTTAGGTATTTTTGGGCCTTTTAAAGACCCCCAATCAAAATTAGGGTCACTTCTTTTGGCCCAACGCTCCGCCACGGTCATCCGTCCACTGCCCGCGCCACCAGCGCCCGTACCGCTACCTTCAAGCGTTTGTTCTTCACCGGGTTTTTTTGGTATACCTTTAGGCATGGTTATCTCCCAATATAAGTTTGACGTGGAACAAGCCGCAATGCGGCTTTCTCATGATCTTCGTACGCTGCCAGTTCCCAAGCTTCGTCGTACTGTTGTTTCAGGAAACCAAGACGCTCCACGCCGGTGGGGATCTTTCCGGCGATGTAATACGACAGGCCAGCGGCCATACAAGGAATGAAGCGGAACGGCACGTCCATGATGTTGACACCGCCGCCTGCGTCTTGGGTGCGACGTAGACGCCAATACACCAACTGATATTGCTGGGCATTGTCTGGCGTAGGCCAAACGGTGACTGCTGGGACTTGCTGCCAATAAACGGTAGCCGCAGCGGTATGTGCCGCTGCAATCGTGTTTTGTTGCCCACGAAAACAGTTATACAAAGTCCCCGTGACAGCGTTTGTATTCTGGGTTATATAACTGTAGTTGATGATCTCGTTGTCAATCTTTATAAACCCAGATGCGGGTAAACCCGTAACATCACTTAGCACGATTTCAGTGGATGTACTTGTGATTGTTGTGGTCAGCGTAGAAGAGATAGGGCTAGTCTGCCCATTGAACCGCTGAATCCAAATCTGGATGGGTCTGGCTTGAGTGATCTTGTTGGGGATCGTAGCGTAGGTGGAAACGCTAATACGTGTGATGGTCAGGTCGGCCTGAGTTGAAGCTATATTCCCGCCTGTACGGATGACATGCTCCAACAGGTCAATGGTGTCGTCAGGCAGCGGGTAGGTGTTTTGGCCCTGCACCAAATCAATAATCCCAGTCTCAATTGTCCACAGGTTGATGCCACGGTTGGCCCAATCAGCAAACATAATGTTCAAACTACGTCTGGCTGTTCGCAGGTCATAGCCAGTGCGAAGCTCGCTACCAGCGCGTTCAAACGCCTCCTCGACCAACTCGGTGAGGTCTAGGTTAAAGCTGACTGCGCCAGAAGTGTTTGCCATTATCTAAACCCTGCCGTTTTCTTTGCTACTTTGGGTGGTTGCTTTACGAATTGCTTCCCTTTAGCTTTGCCAGCACGTTTTGCACGTGTTGTCGCAGCGTACTCAGCAGGGCTGAGGCTTTTGATTGCAGCTTCAGGAAGGTATCTTTCACCTGTGTCAGAAGATTTTTTACCACTTTTGGTTCTCCATTTTTGGTCACCCCAGTTCTTAAGGGAAGTCTGCGGTGCTTTCAATCTCGGTAACCCCCGCCAGCAGCCTTGTACTTCTTGGCCACCAACTGCGCTTTCCTCGCGCTCCACTGACCTGCGCCAGTACCATGTGTTGCTGCTGATTTGACCTGAGCCACGATTCGCTTACGCAGGCTAGGCTTGGTGTAGTTGCCAGCGGCGTTGACCTTACCGCCCTCTGCATACATGTCTACGTCTTGCGGTTTGTCTTTGCGGCGGACAGTCTTCTTCCCCGGCATCTTGGACGGGTTAATGTCCCCCATGCCGCGAGAAGCCATCATCAGATTATCTTCCCGCGAGTCTTGCCTTTGACAGCGCAACCATCAGCACGACTGGAAGCTGAACCGCCTTTGGCCATGTTTTTAATTTTGTACGCTGCTTCAGTCTTCTTCTGCGTATTGGTTTCTTCCTTCTGAGCGTCCATTTTTTTGATGTCTTCAGAAGTCATAGAGTCCTCATACGTAGTACCGGGACGGCGCGGTTTGTACGCATCCATCGTTCCTGCTTTGGTGCTGGTTGCCATGACTTACTCCTTAGCAGGCTTTGCCGCCAGATTTCATGGTGACCATTTTGCCTTTGGTTTTACCTTGAACCTCAATGCCACCACCCTTAGCCATTTTCATGCCATCTTTAGCGGTGTCCATGCCTTTTTTCATCACGGGTTTGCCCATCTTAGAAGGCATCTCTGATTTGGCTCCAGCTTTTTTCTTAGCTATCATTGCCATAAAACCGGGGTTCATTTTTGTTGCCATAGTGTTTCCACCTTCCTTGTAAAGTTCTGTTTTGCCCTGAAGAGTTTTGGGCTTGTTCACCTTTTGCAAATCAGGCCGCGTACGCGACCCACCTTTAAACTCAATACCTTTGCTTGCTGCACTAAATTCTTTTGCCACCTTCTGCGGGATACCCGCCTGCTTTGCAAATGCTGGATTGTGCGCCGCAGCATCCATGAATTTTTTTTGCTTTTTACTTGTTGCTGGCATCGTCGTCTTTCTTGCGGCCCACAAGTTTCTGCACAGTATCTGTTTCGTAAATACGCAAAGCGAGCCAAACGATGGTCAAAACACCACCAATAAGAGTCACGACTGGAGTCAGCCAACCCATGAAACCGCCAAGTCCAACAACCACAGCCGCGCCATCAGTCATTGTTTTTACGTCGTTGTTCATACAAACCTACCTCTCGTTTTACCTTGGGTGGCGCAACCATCTGCTTCGCTAACGTATCCACCATCTGCGCAGTTCCACGCACGAAGACTCTTGTTAATCCTCGAATCCGGATCGCTTGCGGTCTTGGCGCTCGTGAGCTTCGCTTTCATGCCTTTCATTCGGGCGCAGAAAGAGTCGCGGCGACTGCCGCCCTTTGGCTGGGGCGCTTTCAACCCGGGTTTCCCCGGATTTGCTGCGTTGTAGGAAGCTCGTCCTTTGGCGTTCAAGCCGCCTTTGGGATTCTTCCCCTCTGCCCGTTGCCATGCGGGTGACTTAGCCATAGTAAATCTGCGCCCCGTCAATGCCGCTCATGTAGGCATAAATTCCATTTTTTGCCACTACGCCTTCGCCGGGAATAAGCGGAGCATTTTGAAACTCGTCCGATGAGTGCGTTTCGTAGGTCATCAGCCAACGATTTGCGCCACTGACATAAACCGCTGCTGGAGAGCCTGTGATAGTCCCAGTATTGATGTCTGTGATCGTAAACGCATCTGCGGTTGTTACGGTAATGGGGTAATTTCCGTCAGTAGCAGCGCCACCTGAGCCACTTACAAAATGTATACCAACAACAGTGCCGGTTGTTAACCCATGCGCAGTTTTTGCAATTGTCACGGTCGTGCCGCTGCGCCCATAAGTTACGCTTGAAGTTACTGGGGCTACGGTTGTATCAAACAACACAAAAGTACCGCCACCACCATAAAAAGAAACGCCCTTTACACGGTTGCGTCCAAGCACAAAAAAACCGCTTTGGTTTAAATGCCCTTGTTTTACGTCATATTGCATCGTCATAATCAATCTCCTGATTTAACAGGGGCCGAAGCCCCGTTGGGTTGATTAGGAATTTGCAAACGGTGTGGCAACAGTACCAGAACCAAGCAAAACACCTGTGACATAGTACTTCAAAGAGGCCAAAACAGTCACGGTAATCCAAGAACCTGCTGCTCCACCAGTAGTAGTGCCGTCCAAATTAATGACATCGTTTGCTGCTGCGGGAGCATAACCAGTGGTTGCACCAGAAGCATCAGTTGCTACCAATAACAGCGAGCCAACAAATTTGTCTGTGCCATCAGTTTTGATAGCCACGGCAGTTGCGGCGGTTTCTACAAAAAATGTGTAGGTTGTGCCAACATTGTTCAGAGTATTGGGGTCTTCGCCGGGGCCGCTAGAAGTAGGGTTTGCCGTTGCGTTGATGGTTGGCAGGGTAATAATTAAAGTCGCATCGTTGGTGCGAATTACCTTACCTGCGTATGTGGCAACATCAAGCGTAACGGTGTTTGTGCCGTTGGCAAGATTAACAACTGTATTTGGGCCTTGGGAATAGAAGCCAGCCATTGAACGGACTGGGCCTTGAAACGTAGTGCG